AATAAATTGGGGTAATGAATGGAATTGGAACAACAAATAATCGACTACGCCCTCCAACACGAACCGCACGAAATGTGCGGCTTTGTTGTTTTTGACGGCAATAAAAATCGATTTATCCCTTGCGAAAACCAAGCGGAAGACAAAGCCAATTACTTTGAAATCTCTGATCTTGATTACATCAAAGCAGAAGCACAAGGCGAGCTGGTGGCGGTAGTTCATTCACACCCTGAGCCAAACGGCAAGCCGGTACTCTCTACCCTTGATCGCAAAATGCAAGTACAGACCGGTTTAGATTGGTGGCTGGTACATAATCAAAAAATCCATAAATTCAGGAATGTGCCGCATTTAATCGGGCGTGAGTTTAAACACGGTACAATGGATTGTTACACGCTCTACCGTGATGCCTATATGCTTGCCGGTTACGAGATGGACGAGTTCGAGCGACAAGATGACTGGTGGCATACCGGGCAAAATCTCTATTTGGATAATATTCAAGGGCAAGGCTTTGAGCGAGTGGAAACCCCACAAATCGGCGATGTGATTTTAATGCAAGTAGGTGCTGATGTGCCGAACCACGCTGCCATTTACATTGGCGATCAGATGGTAGTCCATCATAGCCCCAACCGATTATCTAAGCGTGATTTATACGACGGCTACTGGTTACGCCATACCCACAGTATTTGGCGGCATAAACTGGCGGAGAAGTTAGATTTTGATGGCATATTGAATGATATTGCTGTAAATAACTAACAAAAAATGACCGCTTGTAACAAAAACAAACCCCGAAGCGTTTGCAGCACTTCGGGGTTTTTCATATCCACTTACCTAACTAAGAGGACATAAATTAAATGAATGATAAACGATTTACATTCAAATTTCTAGGAGTTCTTATGGAAGCAATAAATATTACCCCAAAAGAAATCAGAAAAACAATGTGGACAGCCGCAATAATTCTCTTTTTGTTTGCGTTCATCTGGAAAGCCCCTGAATTTATCACTGCTATTCGTTGGTGGTAACTATGATTACAGTTAAATTTTACGGACACCTTAAAACATTCGGCACAGATTTTAAAATTTTAGTTAAAGACATCGCTGAGGCAATTCGTGCTCTGTGTTCACAGCTTAAAGGATTGCGTGAAGCGTTGCGAGACGGTGTTTATAAAGTCCGTATCGGTAAGCAGTATTTAGACCCATCAGCCCTTGAAAAAGGGCTTTTTTATTGCCTGAAGAAAGGGCAAACCATTCATTTTACCCCTGTTGTCAAAGGAGCGAAAAGCGGTGGTATTTTTCAAGCGGTGTTAGGTGTGGCGTTAATTGGGGCTGCATTTGCGTTAGGTCCTATCGGCTTAGGATTGGTTGGCTCTGCTACAGCAATGACAGTTGGAGCAATGGGGGCATCAATGTTACTAGGAGGAGTTTCCCAAATGCTCACCAAAATGCCAAAAGCCCCCACAATGGGTAATGAAACAGAAAAAGAAAGCTCAACGGCTTTTTCAAATTTAAATAACTTGGTGGCTCAAGGCAAACCTGTGCCGTTGGCTTATGGTTTGATTCGTACCGGCTCGCTGGTGATATCGCAGGGAGTTGAGACGATCACCATTAAAGAAAACCAACCGGCAAGCAACAAGAAAACCGGCTTTAGAAAATAAGGGATAATTATGCGTATTTACGGAGCAAAAGGTGGTGGCGGCAGTAGCCATACCCCGATTGAAGCACCGGAAACCGGTCGCTCAAAACAGATTGTGAATATTGTGGAATTGCTGTGCGAGGGCGAAATTGAAGGCTTGGTTGATGGCTTTAAATCGATTTACCTAGACGGCACGCAGATCCAAAACGATGACGGCACCTATAATTTTAATAATGTGAGCGGTCAGCTAAATGTCGGTACGCAAGATCAAGATGTGTTGGACGGTTACGATAGCTCACAGAATGAAGTGAATGTGGGTGTTGAGATTAAGAAAAAGAATGGGGCTATTGTCCGCACCGTAACTGATGAACGAATTAACCGCTTGCGTTTAACGTTGGGAGTAAGGTCATTATTCCACCAAAATAATCAAGGCGATACCAATACCACCAATGTTGATTTAAAAATCACGATTGGCACACGGCAATATTCGCATAGCTTTAACGGCAAATACAGCTCGCAATACCTTGAATCTGTGGTGTTTGATAACCTGCCGCCTGTGCCATTTAATATCTCAGTTGAGCGTCTAACCGAGGATAGCAATTCGCAACGCTTACAAAACGGTACAATTTGGAGTAGTTACACCGAAATTATCGATACCGAGTTTACCTACCCTAATTCAGCGGTTGCCGGTATCAGTTTTGATTCGGAGTATTTTAATAATATCCCGACCCGAAACTACCTAATTAAAGCGAAAAAAGTCAAAGTGCCAAGCAATTATGATCCAGTTAAACGCACTTACACCGGCTTTTGGGACGGCACATTTAAAGTTGCGTGGACGAACAACCCTGCTTGGGAAATTTACGATTTAGCTCCGATTTTAAGCAAAATGCTTGGGGTTGAAATCAGTTTTGACAAATGGGCGTTGTATGATGTTGCTCGCTATTGCGATCAACTTGTGCCGGACGGTATGGGTGGAATGGAGCCTCGTTTCACCTGTAACGTATGGCTCACGGAAGTTAAAACTGCCTATGACTTGTTGAATGATTTCTGCTCGGTATTCCGTGCGATTCCGATTTGGACCGGAACAGAAGTATCGGTCATTATCGACCGTCCGCGTGATCCGGTTTGGACTTACACAAATGCTAATGTAGTTGGTGGATTTGAACGATCCTACTCTGCTCGCAAATCACGCCATAATGCAGTGCAAGTTACTTATTCGGATAAAACAAATGGCTATGAAAGTGCGATTGAATATGTCTCTGATGACGAGGAAATCAAAAAGCACGGCTTAAATTTAAGTCAAATTACTGCTTTCGGTTGTACCTCTCGGGGGCAAGCACACCGTACCGGAAAATGGATTTTGGAAACCGAAAAACGGGAAAAGGAAACCATTACTTTTACCGTGGGACGTGAGGGCTTAATGCACTTGCCGGGCGATATTATTCGTGTGGCAGACAGCCATTATGCCGGTACGGAAATTGGCGGACGTGTACTGGCGATTAATGGGCGAAAAGTCACGTTAGATCGTGAAATTAGCATTGATAACGCCAGTTATTTTACCTATATCAACGGTGAGGCAACGCACTCTAGCAAAATCCAATCGGTAAACGGCAAAGAAATTACGCTGGATAGTACACCAACCGGCTTAGAAACCTACGGTGTTTGGTCGTTATCGACTAAACAAATCAGCTCTGGATTATATCGCTCAATCTCGATTGTCGAAAATGCGGACGGCACAAACACTATCACAGCGTTACAACACGAACCGCAGAAAGAGGCAATTGTTGATAACTCCGCTCACTTTGTGGAAACGGCTAGAACACTCTACAAAGCTCCACAAATTAACGCAGTGGAAGTCTCGACCGGTTATGACGGTAAGCTCTACATTACCGGTGATATTAGCTCCGGTGATGGCAAGCTAACCTATGATATTAAAATTACCAAAGATGGCAATTTATATCAATACAAAAAAGGCTTAAGCGATCCGAACATTGAACTAAGTGATTTACCTAACGGCGATTATACCGTCATTATTTACGGCAAAAACGCCAAAGGGCAAATCGTCACCGAAAAAACACAAACCTTTACTATTGATCGACCTCCAGCTCCGACCGGTGTAGTAGTAACAGGTGGATTAGGGCAAATTACCCTCGAATGGGATTGGGTAAATGAGGTTACGCAAACCGAGATTTTCGCGGCCGAAACCGATAATTTCGCCCTTGCAAAAAAAATCGCAAAAGTGACCGCTAGAACCTACGCTCACACACTAAAAGGTAACAAGGTTGTACGCTATTATTGGCTACGTCATACCAGAGGCATTAATGTCGGACCGTTTTATCAACAACAGGGGGTAAGAGGACAAACAGCGGTTGATTTGGATGCTCGATTAACCGAATTAAACACTCAGTTATCACGCAATATTGTTAATGAGGTTTTTGATGTTGCTGCACCGGCAAGAGGTTTAGAATTAGTGAAAACAGTCGCTAATTTGACCGACAAAGGTACTAAACTGGCGTCATCTCAAGTTTACAATCAGGCTGACGGCAAGCTCTATACTTGGAACGGTACAGCATACTCAGCTACAGTGGCTGCGGAAGATGTTACCGGCAAATTATCAAAATCTAAAATTGATACGTCCCTTATTTCGCAATTAACAGGTGCAGATAACACCGCAAATTTGGCAAGAAGATTAGCGGAAACAGCTCAAAGCAACATTAACCAAGAGATTACTAACCGACAAGATGCCGTTACTGCCGAAGCAAATAACCGTACTAAAGCCATTCAAGCCGAAAGTGCGAATTTAACGAAAAAAATTCAAGCTGAAGCAACCGCTCGTGGGGCTGCTGTTACACAGTTACAAAATGTTGATGCTCAACAAGCACAGTTGATTTCTGCTGTCACAGCAAAAGCTGATAATGCTCTTTCAGGCTTGGAAGAAGAAAAAACAGCACGAGCAAACGCCGATAAAGCGGAGTCTCAAGCACGTGAAGCATTAACAGCAAGAATGGGAGCAGCTGAAAGCAATATCGTAACTATTCAACGTACGGTAGCAAATAATGCCCAAAGCATTAGTGAAGTCAGTCAGAATTTAAATGCTAAGATTGATAATATTAATATCGGCGGTCGGAATTTATTAAGAGACAGCGAGTTCAATGCGTACAATAAATGGGGTAGCCCACAAATTGAATTTGCTGAAAATGCAAATCGCCGAACTATCAAAGTAACCTCAACAGGTACTAACGGTCCTGTTGGTATTGTTTCATCTAATCGCCATTCCACATCTTATTTCCAACAAGGAGAAACTTATACACTCTCATTATTTGCTCGAGGAAGTAAGGCACTAGACTATCTCTATCTAATGCGTCAAGATGGGAATAACGTTAGATTACCAGTGATTAACGTTGCCTCTGAAACTGAGTTTAATCATTACAAACTCACGTTCAAGGCTCCTTTTACCACGCAACAAGGTTATGTCTTAATCGGTTTTCGGCAAACCAGCACAGAGCAGTTTGTTGAGTTTCACAGCGTCAAACTTGAAAAAGGCAACGTAGCCACAGACTGGACACCAGCACCGGAGGATGTGGAGAGTGCGGTTAGTGCTGTTTCGGCTGATTTAACGAGTTATAAACAAACTCAAGCGGCTACCGATTCAGCACAAGCACAGCAACTTAATCAGTTATCTGTGAACTTGACCAAAGCAGAGAGCAATTTAAATGCCAAAATCACGGAAGAAAAAAAAGCTCGTGTTGATGCAGATAAAGTGAATGCAGATAAACTCACAGACATAACAAGCCGTGTTGCAAATGCGGAATCAACTATTACCAATTTCCAATCAACCAAAGCGAATAAAAGTGAGGTGGCAAGTATTGCCCAGCAGAACTTACAGAGCATTTGGCGCACCGATGCGCAAAGTGCGGTGGATGCCTTGAAAATCGGTGGTGCAAATCTACTGGTTGATAGTGAGTATTTGACGACAGCCCGTTGGGGCGGTAGCTCACGAGTGGCAAGCTCGCAATATGGTGATCGTCGCTTGACTCAAGTGTTTGTGACCCAAGCAGGCACAGGGCATTTTGGTGTGACTCAAGGCACACAAAAAGCCACTACGCGTATTCGTCAGGGTGAAACCTATACCTTGTCACTAAATGCGCAGGGGACGGCAGGTTTTACCCGCACAGGGTTAAACTATGTGTACCTTATCCGCGAAGATGGTGGCAATTTTAGATTGCCAACTTTGCCGCTTACTGCATCATTGTCCCAACGCCCTAAAGTGACATTTACTGCGCCGTGGACGAGCAATCAAGTTCGGTTACTGATTGGCGCAAATGGCATATTTGAGGCGACAGACTGGTTCGCATTTCACAGCGTTAAGCTCGAAATGGGTAATGTTGCCACAGGCTGGACACCAACCGCCAAGGATATTGACGACAAAGTATCAGCGGTTCAGTCCAACCTCACCGCTTATCAGGCGGCACAAGCTAAAGCAGATCAAGCCAAAGCTACGCAGATTTCGGGGCTCACAACCCGAATGGGGGCAGCGGAAAGTAACCTCACTCGCACCGAACGGGCAGTGACGGAACTTAATCAGACAACGGTGACGACACTGCGTGATCTAACCGCGCGCACCAAAACAACGGAAGGTTCGCTCTCTCGTTTGGAAACCGCCAAAGCAAATAAAACTGAGGTGGCAAGTATTGCTCAAAGCTCCTTACAGTCAATTTGGAAAGCTGATGCAAAATCTGCCGTTGATTCACTTTCTATCGGTGCAAGGAACTTACTGATAGACAGTACT